TGGCCGCGCGTGACCGGCCGGCCCACCAGCGAGCGCATGCTGTCCTCATCGAACACGGTGGCCGGATCGCGGTAGACCCCGAACACCCGGCCAGCGTCGTCGCCAGTCAGGCCCAGCTCGCGGCCCAGGTACTGCTGCACGTTGCCCGCACGGCTGACCTTGGCGTCGCCGATCAGAAAACCGTCGCGCGTGAAAGCGAGCCCGGACGCATCAAGCGCCAGGCTGTCGAAGATCTCCATGGTTCAGTCCTCGCTATTGCTGTTCGGCTGCGGCGTGACGGCAGCGCGCTGCTCTTCGTCTTCCTGCTCGTCCTCGCTGTCCGGTGCCGACTTCCCGAACTCCAGCATCTCGGCTTCCAGACCTGGCGCGACGCCTGCCTCCGTCAGCATGTTGGCTGCGACTTGCACCAGCACAGGTTCCGGGATCAGCCGCGTATCGGCGATGGTCTTGATCGTCTCCGCCGTGGTCTTGCCGATGGCAGCGCGCTCGGTATCGGTGGTCTGCCACAGGCTGCGCCAGTTGTAGAACACCTCCGGCGGGCGGCTGCCCAGCGCGGAGCGGATCAGGCACTCGTCCAGAATCTGAAGCGCCGGCTGCAGCACCAGCTCCTGGTTGCTGCTGATCCGGTCGTAGTAGTTCCGCAGGTCACTCTCGCCGCTGGCGTTAAGGCCGCCCGGCGACTGCCCGAGAAGGCGGGTCATCGGGATGTCCGACGCGCCCGACGTCAGCTGCATGAAGCCCATCATCAGGTCGACCAAGCCACCGAACTGAGCCTGCTTCTGCTCGTACTCCTCCTCTGCGTCCAGCAGCAGCGCGCCGTTGACGCCCTTCGCCATCGCCGCGAGGGTCAGGCGCTGCAGAACCTTCTGCTCGTACTCCGGGTCGGCCAAGCTCGACATGAAGTTCGGGATCTTGATGACGTCGACCTTCGCTTCGAACACCAGCGAGGCGATGTTGGCCGCGCTGGCGTCGGCGTCCTTGATGGCCTTGCTGATGGCCAGCAGCACCGAATCGCCCCACCCGTTGCCGGTGCCGAGCTCGGGGTCCGGCTTCTCCGCGCCATGCAGGATCACCAGGCGTGACGGGTGGATCCGCACCTGGCCGGCCGTGCCGCTGCTCAGGGTATAGAACGCCGGCAGGCCGTAACCTGGCGATTCCGGGTCAAGATCCAGTTCGCCGGCCTGCAGCACGCGCTTCGAGAGCACGTTGATGTGGAGAATGCCGGCTCTGCCAACGGATTCAGGCTTCAGCGGCAGCGTCGGGTCCGATTGGCCCGTGCCGATGTAGAGCGCGGCGCCGCCGGTGAGGCGTGCCCGGATCATCGCCCTCAGCACCTTCTGCTGCAGGCCCAGCCGCTTCTCCTCTGCTTCGATCGCGGTGATCTGCTCCTGGTCTGCGCTCCAGCCGCGCCATTTCCGGCAGCTGTCCATCGCCGGGATGTCGATCACCTTCCGCGCCAGCCAGGTGCCGCGGTAGGCGTTGTCTGCCTCCTGCTCCGACAGCGTCGGCAAGCCGTAGTACGTCGACGCCGCCTTGTCGCGCGGGGTCCCCAGGTTGGCCACCAGGTTGACCAGCCCGTCCTTGATTTGTGCGAGCTTGCCCATCAGAGCGCGTTCCCGAGGTTGTAGGTGCTGCCGGTGACCAGCTCAGCGAAGGCGCCGGACAGTCCGTCGCCCTGATCGTCGTGCTTGCCATTTGGTATGTCGCAGATTTCGTCCAGAAACGCTTGATTCCAGGGCGCCCTGATCAACTTCACGTTGCCCGCCTCTGCTTGGGCCTCAACCGGTGTAAGGCGCACCTGCTTGGATCCGGATTCAAGAACCGCCTTCACGTCCCAGCCGGCCAGCAGCTTCACCTGGTGCGCGGCGTTACTCTTGCCGGCAGCGCCAGGGTCCTGAGGAATGCGCACCTTGATGGATTTGCCATCCTGCAGCGCGGTGTTCTTCAGCATCCGTTCGACGCCTGCAGGCGATACCTGGTCACGCACCACGTCCAGCACGTAATAGACCCCGCCGACTTCACCCAGCAGCAGGCCTACCGTGTAGTCAGGGTCGCTGCTGGTCTTTTCCTGGGGATCGGTGGCGGCGAAGTCCCAGCGCCTGACCTTGCGCGCCGCCGGGATGGCGGGCGCCGCGTCCACAATCTCGAACCACTCGCGCTTGAACATGCCGCCGTCGCGCGGGGTCGGTCGCTGCTGGTACTGGCCAGCCCAGGCATATGACCCTTTGGCACGCTTCAGTCGGTCCACTTCGGCGCGCGGGAATCGCTCCGGGAACAGCAGCTCGCCGTCCTCGGTGCGCGGATCCTCGAAGAACAGGTCACCATCCACATAGGTGCGGCACGGGCCGCCGGTCTTCTTGCCGTCCTTGTCTACCCGCTCTGCCTCGAACTCCATCGGGAGGTTGAGGTGAACGAAGCCCAGGTCCAGCTCCATCGCCACCGCAGCCACGTCCTGCTGGTGCAGGCGCTGCATGATGATGACCATGGCCGACGAAGTGATGTCGTTGAGGCGGTCGGTGATGCCCTCGCGAAAGATGCGAACCGCTGTCTTGCGCTCGGCATCGCTCTCGGCCGTCTCGGTCGAGTGCGGGTCGTCCACTTTCACCCGGTCGCCGCGGCCACCGGTCATGGAACTGAAAGGCCTGGCCTCGCTGAAGCCGTTGCCGGTGTTCTCGAACTTGCCCTTGGCGTTCTGGTCGCCGCGCAGCTTCATCGGCCACGCGGTCTGGTACTGGTCGCTCTCGATGAGGCGCCGCAGCTTTTGGTTGTCGCGCAGCACGTTCAGCTGACTATAGGAGGTGGCCAGCGTTTGCAGGTCCGGGCGCCCAACCGGCCCCCACTCCCATGCTGTCCAGAACACCAGCAGCAGCGACTTCATCATGCCCGGGGGCACGGTCATCAGCAGGAACTGGATTCGGCCTTCGGTGACCGCTTCCAAGTGCCGGCACATGGCCCGCAATGCCCAGCCGAACTTCAGCGGCCTGGTCGGCTCCAGCACCCGCCAGTGCTCCTTGATGAAGCCCTCCAGCGTCTGCGACCGCGCCCGGATCCCTTCGACGTCCTCTGCGATGCGCGCTCGCTCTCGCTCAGCCGCCCTCCTCGCTCGCTCCGCTCGGATCTCCGCCAGCGTCGGCAAGCGGACCGAGGATCTGTTCAAGGCGGTCGAGTTCATGGTCTGAAAGCTTGCTCAGGTCGTAGGTGCCAATCGCACCGCTGTGCTTGTGCTTCTCCACCAGCAGGCCGGCCAGCTTCCCCTTGCCCATCGTGGCGGTGACCGCCGCGCTGGCCTGTTTCTCCTTCAGCGCCAGCTTCCGGGCCTGCTCCAGCTCGGCCATCAGGCTGTCGACGGTCACCTCGGCTTTCTTGGCCACCTTCTGCTGGCCGGCACGCACCGCAGCCTGAATGCGCGGCTCGGTCAGGAGCCGTGAGCCCTGCTGCTTAGCTGTTCTGTCGCTGTACCCGGCGCGGATGGCCGCCTGGGTGCCGTTGTGGTCCTGCAGGTATTCCTGGACGAAACGCTGCTGCTTGGGGGTCAGCGGCGGCATCCGGGCGGGTTTGGTCTTGGCCATAGTCGAAGCGGAAATTCCGCAAGTAGAACGGCGGTGGGGCCTCGCCGACGATGCACCCGCCGGCGGAAATCGCGGAAGTGGAGCTGGCGACGGCGGTCGGACACGCTACGAACCAGCGGTCGAGCGTTTCGGTACACATATATCCAGAAAGCGAACCGAACCTGATTCGGTACCTATAGAACTCAGAAACGGAAACTGCCCCACCATGGAAATCACCATCACCACTGAATTTGTGAGCGCAGCTTCCTCGCTCATCGCCTCCATTACGTCCCTGCTGTTCTTTATCGACCGTCGCCGCAGGAAACGCTGACTAGTGCTCCGGCGACGCTGCAGCGGCTTGGCGATCCGCAGCAATCACGGCTTGGCAGGCGTGGACGTGGTCGTCCGCGTCTCGTCCGATTTGAACAAGAGCTCCCGCGACCTCTGCTCGTAGTTGGGCTGCCTGGTCACGTTCGACGGCGCCGGCGGCGGCTTGGGACAGGCGAGCGGTATTGCAGGTGGCGAGGTCGTCGCGCAGCTGGAGGCTGCCATCACGCACGCCAGCAGCAACAGCAGCAGGGACGGCCGTGGCCGCGGCTCGATCTTCTTCATGCTTGGCTCCGATGGTGGCCAGTACCTCGGCCTGGCTGTGCTCGACGGCACGGGTCTCGGCGAGCTGCTGTA